CTTTAATTGTGTGGGAAAGTTTTGGCATAGTCTCAAAGAATTTTTCAATATCTTTGAACTGAGAAGAGTTCATTGATTCTAAGAACTCATTCATTTCTTTTTTAGTCACATCAGATGAAGTCCACACTTCTTCCTCAGTAAAGATCTTATCAATACATGCTGCAATAAGTTCAAAGGACTGGTCCATTGCATTCTTATCATTAAAATCAAAGTTGTTTTTAATGAATTGATCCAGTGAAGGATATTTCATTTCCATCATAATAGAATCATCAAGTTTAATTCTATTATTATGCTCTTCATTTTTTTGAACTTTAATATCGTCCAAATTAATCTTTACTGGTACTTGAGTTTCCCCATCATCTGGGCAAATGATATTTACTTCAAGTTCTTCGCCAACAGACTTACCACGAATATTTAAAAACAAATATTCAATATCAAAAGTAGGCAGAGATTCTACCTTTACGTCTTTAGTAAGGATACAACTTTTAATTACTGATTTAATTGCTGTAGTAATTTGCTTAGTATCTTCACTCTCTAAAGCAATTACAAGCAATTTTTCTTCCTTGACAAGAAAAGGTCTGTATTGAATTGTTTGTCCAGTTGAAGGCAATTCAAGTTCATACGTTGGTGTAGCAATCTTTGGTAAAGGCATGATGTCCTATAGAGCATTCAGTGCAATTATTTATAGTGGGTAGACAGAAAGAAAAGTGTCACAGGATCTATTGACGAAGGAAAAAAACGGTGCTAAATTACTAAAGTAGTTAAGCAGTTTTCCTGCACCTCAAATGAAAAAAACTTCCCTTATTATTGGTGGACTACTTGCAGCTCTTGCTGTCCCTGCTATTGCATCAACTCAAAGCGAATCTCCAATCGTACATAGTGCGTCTCTTCTGCCAAATCAAGTTGAATTCCTCAATCTTGTTGACAGTGAAGCAGGTACAAATCTATCTACTCTAAAAAATGACCCAACAGTTGTTACTCTGATTCAAGCATCAGCGAGGGCATGTGGAAATATTGATCTCCAAAAGCAGGTTATTTCTGCCCTTGGGGGAAATGAAGCGGATGCAAACTACGCTTCTAATAAATTCCAAACAGTATTCTGCAATAACAATCTTTGATAAATGAGGGTCATTAAGACCCTCTTTTTTTTATGCAAAGATTCCTTGATCTCTACCAATCTGATCTCTTGATCTAAATTGATCCAGAGCAGGATTACCAATTGCACGTCCATCTTTCTGAGTGTCTCCATTAAGAAAATCATTAAAGACTGGACCGCTATTTTGTCCCTGTATTCCAAACTGAGGATTAACAAGGTAATCTGGAGCACTATTCCAGGATGCTTGCTCCAATGGACTTAATTGCATGTTATTATTATCTTCAAGTGGGGGATCTATACCCTTGTTTAAAACGTATCTAATATACGTCATTGATACTGTACATTTTAAAAGAGAAGAAGAATCATATGAAATTGGCATAGATGTTATACTTATTGGATATGATCTGATAAATTCATAACTCAATATACCCGACTGTCTTCCACCAGAACTAGATCCTCCCATACTACTTCTTTCAAATTTAGTAATAGACAATCCTTGTGTTGTATAACTATCTGGATATTGGAATCTATAGAAATAGTTAGAACTCTTAGAAGTAATATCTCCTCTTTGTGGTTGGGGAGCATCGCTGGATTCTTGTGCAATATATTTCATCCAGGTCTCAAATATTCTAATAGGAAGATAATGTTCAGCATCAACATAAAAAGTTAAATCAATACGATCATCATAAACTCTCCTATAAGCATGTCTCTCAGTGACACCATGAAAATCATTTGTAACCTCAAGAGTTGCAAGATTTGATCCAGGGAGAGTTGCTTCACAGCACATCAAATTCAATCTATCCAAGTTGATAGAATTGACACTAATACTATTCTCTGCAAAGTATTTGGTCAGTTTAGTTGGCAATTGAACATTCACAATAAAGTGAGAAGTTGTTGCTGGGTGCAATAAAGCTGCCTTTATTTGCGATACACTCTTTGCTGTAGGTGTAGGAGGATTGCTAGGCATCTATAAATAATTTTTTACCTTATATATTATGTATGGGAGAAAGTATAAAAAGTAAGTACAAACCATCATACCCACAAAAATATATTGGAGACCCCGAAAATATAATATGCCGAAGTAGTTGGGAAAGAAAATTTTGTCGTTGGTGTGACTTGAATGAAAACATCATCGCGTGGGGAAGCGAAGAAATTCGTATTAAGTATTATGATCCAGTAAAACAAAAAGTTAGAAATTACTTTCCAGACTTTATTATTAAAGTGAGAGAAAACACAGGAGACATCAAAAAATATATCGTTGAGATTAAACCGAAAAAACAAACCATTGCTCCAAAACCAAGATCAAGAACAACAAAATCATATCTCCATGAAGTCTACACTTATGCAACAAATCAAGCAAAGTGGAAAGCAGCACAAGAATTTTGCGCTGACAATATGATTGGATTTAAGATTATTACAGAACAAGAACTGGGTATTAAATAATGGCAGAAGGTTTTGGGCAATATGCTAGTGTTCCCCCAAGAATGAGAGAACTTAAAAAAAGAATTGACTCATCTGGAACATCAGACCCAGAAGACTTAATGCTTATTATTATGGATACTCTTAAGGAAGAAGTATTATATCCAGAACCAGGGAAGTTTTATACGTTTGTTTACAATCCCAAAACACCTGACATTGAATACGATCAACATCCATTGATTGCTTGCACTTCATTAGAGAAATGGGGATTCAAAGCAATCAATTTTCATTGGAGACAAGGAAGACAATATACATGGGAAGAAGTTGCCGGTAAACTTCACGTCGTAAAGTATGAGGAACTTGATGAGATGCTTTCCATACCTTATGCAAAATTCCGTCTAAATAAATAAAAACCCTGTATTTAATGGCAACGAGACCACAAATTCCAGGATGGAATAATGTTAATTTGAATAAACCTGAAGAATATTCTTCAGAGTTCACAATAGGAGGGTTTCGTTATGCCAATGTAACTAACGTATCTACAGGACAAAGACAATTATATTTTGTTAGTGGTTTAGGTGGAACACCATTAACACAAAGAGCTTTACTAACATCAACTTCTTCTGCGGGAAAAATTGAGAAGGGTAATGGTTATGATGACTTTGTTAGAAGATTTGGACAAGATAAATTAGTTGCAGCAGATAAGGCAAATAAGCAACAATCAATCGCTCTTCTATCAAAACCAGGACTATCAACAACTCAAGAATCTGGTTCAATAAAATCATCCAACGAATATAAATCAACAAGCGTTGGAGACAACTCTAAAAAAACACAAGACGAAACTGATAAAGCAAAAGCAAATCTCTCAACGCAAAAAGGAGGTACAAGAGATTCATTTTCAAGAAGTCTAGTATATCCACTTAATTTAAACAGCAAGTATCAAGATACTATTCAATTCAATATGGTCAAATATAGACCAAGACCTTTGACGAGTGATAGTAAAACTTTAAATGCCGTTGGGGAAAGACCTCCAGCAGGTAACATTATAGGAACAGTAACACTACCTATTCCTAGTGGAATTTCCGATAGTAATAGTGCAAACTGGGGAAGTGATGACCTCAATGCTGCAGCATCAATGGCAGCAAACCTAGCAAATAAATTTATAACTCAAGGTGGCGGTGCAGCTGCAACTGCTGCTGGAGAAAATTTAGAAGCAGCAGCAACAGGTTCTGGAAATGAAGATGTAAAGGTTGCTTTCTCAAGTAAATTTGTTGAAATGGCAACTGGAACGCAAAATATATTGTCAAGAACTGCGGGTGCTGTTATAAACACAAACATGGAACTTTTGTTTCTTGGTCCATCTTTGAGAACATTTAATTTTACTTTTAAGTTGGCATCAAGAAGTGAAACAGAATCTCAACAAATTTTAAAAATTATCAGATTCTTTAAGCAAGGAATGTCACCCATTAGAACTGATGCAAATCTATTCCTGAAAGCTCCTTATACATTTCAACTTAAATACTTGCACGGAGAAAATCCACACAAGTTCTTAAATAGATTTAAGGAATGTGCCTTAACTGCATGTAATGTTGATTACACACCAGAAGGTCAATACGCAACATTCCACGATGGTGCAATGGTTTCATATTCAATCAGCTTACAGTTCCAAGAACTAGAACCAATCTTTAACGATGATTATGGAAACCTTGATGGATCAACCCCAGACTCTGCAGGTATAGGATACTAA